CTGATGGCAGGCATCTTTACCTTCTTTGCAAAGCGTACGTGGCCGTCTCTGCCTATCCAGCGCAGGGCCTTTGCCCTTCGTGGTACTATCGTGCGGGCAGGGATAATGCCGCCCAGATTCTGGATAGCCGCATATTTAACATTGGTGAACCATTGTACGCTCTTAGATAGTGTCTTCATTGAGACAGAGCGCATAAGCCGGGCGCTTTTTACCAAGGTTTGCCCGCCGGTCATTTTGACACGATTAGAGGGTTTCCACCGTATCGGTCTGCCCCCTGCCTTAAAGGTCTTATTTATTGACCGCAAACCCACCAGACCACATTCCTTGAGCGGCTTCCGGGGCCTGCTGAGCCGATCAGAAAGCCCCTTAACGGCGGCCTTCATCCCCATATCTTTGATGGTGGTTTTGATGGAGATCATTTATTTTCGCCACAAAGGCACTAAGGCACTAAGAATAAAATATTAAGCTTTGTGTCTTGGTGACTTAGTGGCCCTCCTTATTTAAGTCCCTTTACTATGCGCCAGGCAAACCAGAGCCGTTTTTTAAATGGCAATTTCCCTATTGCCCGTATCATCGCCATATATCGTTTGTTGGCGACCTTCCTGATCTTTTTCGCCACCCGGCCGCTCATACCTAAAATCCCTTCATTTTATCCCTGGTAAAGATCCGGTCTGATTGGTCGATATCCGGCGTGTTGGATTCAGCGGGGCTTCCGTCCGGGTCATTCTCTCCCAGGGTAGCCAGACCCTTGGCCACGTCTTTTAAAAAACGGATTGCATTATCGTATCGTGTCTTTCGATCCTCGGGCGCGCCTTTTCTGCGTGCATAGAGATTGTATATCGAGATATCAACCGAGAGTTTTCGGACCCTGGGCGGTACCGTGGAAAAGGGGATTGCATACCGCGTGCCGCAATAGGAATCGATCTCCGAGTCGGCATCGGCAATAGCCCGGGTCACCGCGTCGTCATCCGCCACGCCGGCATTGGCATCGTCGGTGAGCTGGATGAGGATGTCCTCATCCAGCTGCTCCAGGATGTCTACTTTTGCACTGTATGCCATGCATACTCCTTTGCCGCAGATACACGCAGATTTTCACAGATAGTTATTGTTTTTTTTAATCCGCGTTCATCTGTGTTAATCTGTGACCAACTTCTCCCAGGCTGCATCCCGCTCAACCGCGGTGATAGCTCTGCCGAGCTTTTCCTCCATCGCTTCTACGAGCGGCTTGCCATCCTTTGTCACCTCGCCGGCATCAATAGCAGCCAGGGCCGCCAATACGATGGGCGATTCCCCTATTTCTACGTCTACTGAAAGTTCATCCTCTCCAGGCTCTTCCTTCTCCGCCTCTACGAGCTCGTCTTTTACCTCCGGCTCTGATTCTGACTCTGCCTCAACTTCTTTTTCCTCAATCTCCGCTGGCTCCGGTGGGAGTTCCGGTTCATCGGGAATTATCTCCACAATCAGCATGGCCTCCTTTCCGAGGATCTTGAGCTCTTCGAGAGTGAATCGATCATCAGGATAGTCAACCGGCTCCTTTGGGTGCGGCATACCGCACCGGCGAAAATTATGCCGTTTACTCCGTATTCGGATCATAATAATCCTCCCTGCCCCGTGAAATTGTCCCGATATATCGGGACACGCCCAAAGGGCGATTTCACTGGGGCGTTCTGGGTTCTGGATTCTGGGTTTAAAGGTTAAAAAACGTTGAACCTCTGAACCGTGAACCTATGAACCTTTATTTGCTCTTAACCCAGCCCCGTACTGCCATACGACATCTTTTACGCCAACCAGGGCACCAATACCGGCTCCACGGTTTTATACCAGGGGTTGGACGCGCCGGCATCGTCGCGCTCGTTCACAATCAGTGTCCTTGCCGCGGATTCATTGGTGGGGCCATACACCAGGTGCGAGGGTACTATCCCCAGCTTGGTGACCTCGTCATCCTTGGTGTACGCCATCATGGCCGCACGAGCAGCCGCGTAATTGGTGGCGTTCAAAGTATCCTTCGATCCATAAGCGATCTGCCAGAGGCCGTAACCCACGTTTTTCCGGTCATCCACGCCGTAGCGGAATTTCTTTCGCAGGAATACGTTTTCGTCATCCGGCTTAGCTTGCGAGACAAACTCAGGCCGTTTGCGAACCTGGAGAATGATCGGCTTGATCGCCTTGCGAAGATCCAGAAGGAACCAGGGATCGCCCCCACCGCCTCCATCATTGGATGCCGAGCCTTCTCCAACCGGATGATCGTCATCAAAGAAATATTGCCCGTCAAAGCAGTCCGTGTCGAAGCCAGCCGCGAGCAGGGCAAAGACCAGGATATCCGGGTGGGCCTTTGCCGCCTGTGCGAGGCCCTGGATCACAGGCGTATACACGCCGATCTGGTCATCGCTTATGTCATCCCGGTCCACCTCGATGGTAGACTCATAGCTCTTATTGGTGATTTCGTAATGAAACGCTGAAAGATCCTTGATGACCCGGTCTCCGACCCACTCCTGCATCATCGGGTAATCCCCAAGCCACTTATAATCGACACTGCGCCCCACGCTGGGCGCCTCCATCGCCACCAGGGACCACATGGAGGGGGCCTGGTCAAAAGCCTGGTTGAAAATTGTTGAAAACGACTTATAAACACCGCTTAAATTTGCTTGGTCAATAATCATGATAAACCTCCGATTTTGGGTTCAAAGGTTCAAAGGTTCAAAGGTTCAAAGGTTTTAACCCTGAACCCTGAACGATGAACGGTGAACCTAGTTATTACTATGTCAATGCCTTGCGCGTATACTCGATCCACTGGCTGAGCATGATGACATCATCCGTGTCCAGGGTGCCGTCCTTCGGCTGGAAGGTCAGCTCCAATGCCGCCGGATAGGCCGCCAGGTTCGCCAGGGCCAGGGTGAGGGTCACGTGCTGCACGGTCTTTGTATCTTCATCCCCGACCATCGCATCGGTATCGCCTCCGAAATCATCATCCGCATCATAGAGCGCGGCAACCACGTTGTTAAACGCCTGGACGGTAAACTTGGTCGCGTCGCCTGCCGTCGCCCCGATCTTGGCCGCAAGGATATGAACCACCGCATTGGCGGTGATATCCATATCAGGCGGGATCATGACCTTGGTCCCGACCGGTGTGGGCGTGTTGTGATCATTCCACCGGATACCGAGCCCCTCGGCCGTCACGCAGAATCCCGGCAGGGGATCTTCGGCATCCGCAAAAGCGGCCAGTGCTACTCCCGCATCCGTGATCGTGGGCATGGGAATAATGATAATCCCCTTTGTCGTGATAATATGCTGGTAGATCTCCTGGAGGGCCGCCTCCACCTCGGCCGCGGTCGTGAACAGGCCCGCATCGGCAATGCTGATGGCCGAGGCCGCATGGGCCGCGCTTGCGTCCGCGATATGGGTGGCCACGTCCGCCTGGCGGATGGCGGGCTCGATATCGATCCAGGCATGGGTGGTGTCGATGTATCCTGCAATGACCCCGCAGAAAATATTGTTGACGACATTGCCCGTGACATCCACGCTATTGTCGTATGCCAGGAATACGTTATCGCCCACATTGGCGATAGTGATGGCCGTCTCCATGAGGGCCTTGATCAGGCCGCGCCTTCGCAGGACCACGCTCTTGTCGCCATCCAGGCCGAGGGAATTATCAACGTACTCACGGGCCACGCCCTCAAAGATCAATCCTGCCGTATCCGCGCCCGGCACCGCGTAGCCGTCTGCACCTACACATACAAAAGAGCCGGCATAAATTATGTCTTCTGCCGATACCTCGAAGGGCAATTCAACACCTTCGGTATACTCCAATTTTTTATCTTCTGTTAATGCTGTCATGATAAAAACCTCCATTTTGGTTAAATGGTTAATTCGTTGATTTGTTAAATAGTTTTCCGATTTAACGATTTAACCATTCAACTATTTATACGCTATGCATTATGCATTTCCTTTGGGCCGTATTTTTTCCAGGCCTCCTCATCGATGCCCATCATCTTATTGATGGATTGCTGGGCCTCGTCGATGATATCCTTGTCTTTAGGCCCAGGAGGGATATTTTTTCGGACCGGCATTTCGCTTCCCACAGCCTTGGAGAGCACAACTGTTTTGAATTGTTCCGGATCTGTCAACGCCATTTTGTTACCCCATGCCTCAAGCTGTGCGGGCGTTATTTTGCCCTCATCGACCGCGAGCGTGACGATATCTTCCTTTTTCATTTCAGCGATATCGGAACTCAGTTTCGCCACCTGCTTACTCAAATCCCCTGCTGCGACATGGCTTGCCTCTAGGCCGTCTATGGCATTAAGCACATCCTCTTTTTTTGCGCCTTCATCAAGCTTCAATTTTTCCAGGATCTCCTTGCAGGCAACCACTTCCATTTTATCCGTGCCGGCAGCCTCGAGTTCTTTGTTTTTGGCCACGACCGCCTCGACGGCCTCGACCACCTTTGCCTCGTCGGCATCCTCTGCCAACTTAAATAATTTTTTAAGTTTCTCCCACATGGTTATTTCCTCCCTTTTTTTTGTATGGTTATTAAAATCGCTATTCATTTTTGCCGTAATCGGGTGCAGATTATTGATCTTCGGGAAGTTGGTCAGCGCGATATTCTCGATTTGAACGATCTTCCGGTCTGCCTTGCGCACCCAGAATACCGGCGAGAAATAGCGGTATTCCTTGCTGGCGAGATACTGTTTCGCCTTCTCCGTCCATTCCACCACGGCCCAGAGCCCTTCCTGGCCTTTTTTCACAAACTTACGCAGCCAGCCAGCGGCCGGGGCTTCGTTTCCGGTGAGGGTCTGATGCTCATAGTCGATCACCATATCGTTTCCCCTGCGCTCAAACTCGGCTATGATGGAATCCATTGCCTCCTCATCCACAAAGGCGTCTGCTTCGCCTTCGATTTCCACTGTTCCAAAGGGCAGCACCTGGAATTCACCCGGTGCCCCCTCGATTGCCTTGAGAATTAAAAAAGCTTTCACGGTAACCTCATTTCATTCGTTTAACTTTTAGCTAACAGCTATTAGCCAGTAGCTAAAGGTGGAATTGCGTGCGCAATTCTTCCGGATACTTGCTCAGATCCGGCTTCCATCTTTCCTTGGCCGGGTTATGATCCCAGCCCTGGTCGGGCTTTTCGGGTGGCATTTCGGACTCTGTTTTTACACCTTCAAGCTCCTGTTTGTGCACGGGATTTACCCCGCATCTGCACCGGTGTCCGTTTGGCGGGTACCAGGTATCCCAGAAGGGGTGATCCACCGGATAAATTTTTCCATCCTGGGCTGCATGCTCCGGCCTGGTGTCCGCATCGTTGACCGCATCATATTCCCAGGCGGGAAAGGCGTCTTTCTGATCCTTCATCTGGTTATAGCGCCCCGTGTTATATGCGGTCTGCACGTTATTGCGAAATATCGTTTCCAGCCGGTAGGGCGCCAAATCGGGCGGCGCCATCCAGCCCCGTGTCTCCATGATATCGTCGAATCTGTTTCTGAAATCCGCCAGTGTCTCGCCTTCGGTAATCGCCTTTTCCACGGCCCCATGCATATCCACGAGCACGTCCATGCGTAGTACCCCTGTCACGGTGAAGGCCGCTGCCCTTGCCTCTTGAGCCAGGGCATAGAACTCGTCGGCCGTCAGGGGCACCAGGTCCCTGAAAGTCTCTATTGCTTCCTCGAATGGTAATGGTCTTAATTCAATCATAATTTGCTTCACAAATTAGCAGTTTAGCAACTTAGCTCATGGCTCTAAGCTGCTATGAGCTATCAGCTATGGGCGATCGTAGATCGCCCATACAATTCCGCCACATACATGGCCCGTGCGATCAGCTCCTGCAGCTCCGTCTGATCCATCTCCCCATACAGCGCATACAGCCCATCCCGGATCTCTTCTAGGGAATTCGCTTCACTGATCAGCTTTTTTACGGGCGTTTCAAGCCCTTTCATGGCCCTGGCTGCAATATCTACACTCCCATCGACCAATCCCTCGATCTTCTCCTGTTCAGGGCTAAACCGGCCCTGTTTTGCGATTACCTGCCTGTCCGCCGGATTTATGGCGGATTTCATCGCAAATGGCCCGGAGGATTTTTCCAGGACCGTCTCGCCTTTCTGCGGCATGGGTACCTTGAATCGCTCGGATACATGCTCCGCTGAAATGGGCTGGTTGATCCCGTGCAGGTTTTTATATACCTCTGAGAGCGTCTTTAAATCTTCCGGCTCCTCGAAATGGAATTTGAACCAGGGCAGGGGCTTGTCCCATCCATAGTTATAGCCCACCAGGGGACGGATAAACTGGCCCCGGTAGGTCTTGGCCAGCGATTCATTGTCCGCCTTGATCAGGTCATGCCTGACCAGGTCCTGCGCCTCTTCATTGCCCAGCTTGCCGGGCGTGCCCTCTGTGGTTGCCGTCTGCCCCAGAATGGCCTTGGACATCTCTTTGTTGCAAAAATCAGCCAGGGATTTATAGATATTCTCCTTGGCAGCGGCCTTGACCGTCTCGATGAATTCGATCTCGGTATTCTTGGATATGATCCCGGCCGCATCACTGCCCAGGCTCCGGATGGCGGAAATCAAGGCATCTTTGTCATCTTTGCTTGCCCCGGTATCGTATTTTCCCACCCGCAGCGGCATACCGAAAACCTCGGCAAAGGCCACCCAATCCTTGATCGAATAGTTTTTAAACAGATACATCCAGGCGCAGGTCCGTAAAATTCCTGCGCGGGTATCATACCCTGACCGCGCCTTGTATCTGTGATAGATCAGTTTAAAGGGCGGCATCTCCTCGCCCTTGATCTGCTCGGCCTCTGTGATGATCCGGGGCATCTCGAAATCTTTTTCCCAGAAGCCCTTGGAATAATCGGAATAAAAGAGCGCCCGTTTCTGATGGATCCAGGAAAGGCCTTTGATCACCGCCTGCTTTCCCTGCACATCCCAGTTGATCTCGGAAAGGGCGAATCCTTTGGGTATGGCATCCAACAAATCCAGCATACTCCCGTCAAATTCTTGTATAGAGGCAATGACATCGACGATAAAATCCCGGATCTTTTTATCCCCGGCGCTCTCGGAATAGGGAAGGATCTCATGCTCCAGGCCCAGTACCGCATTTTTCCGTGTCTGAAACTGGGAAAAGATATGCGTATCTTTTTCCTCTATCTCCTCAAAGAGCTCTGCCTGGCGGTACACGGCCCCGGCGTCCGCCTCCTTGAAGATCGTGGCCAGAGTCTGCGGGGTGAGCCCCTGGCTCGGGTAACTCGACCACCTGTCCCTGATCGTGGTGACCGCGATCTCCCTGGTCTCGGGCTTTTTCTCGACCGTAATCTCTTTGCCGAATTGATCAAGGATCATATTTCATTTCCCAATTTGCAATTTTCAATTTGCATTTAATATGCTCCCCCTCCCATCGCAAATCTGCGGGGTGTGACGGTTTCGTATTCCACCGGACCGAATGCCCCTCCCTGCAGCATGCTCACCGCCATCTCCAGGCCGTCGGGGCCGTCGTCATGAATATTTTTATTCAGGATATAGATGAGCTGCTCCACCAGGAGATCCTGATCCGAATGGCCTTTCTCGAAAAATATCTTGCCATGCTGCACCAGATACTGGAGTGTGCCGATAATGCGCTGCTCCTTGTTCGTAAGATGTTTAATAGGCTGCCAGGGCAGATACCGGCCCACGTCCTTGGCATAGTTGTAGATGGCCTCGTGCAGGAAATCTTCGAGCATGTTCTCCTCGATCCCGACCCTGCCGCCGTAATCATCTGCCTGGTTATATGATTCCGCGAACATCTCGCCGGGGGATGCATGGCGAATCCATGCATGGAGGCAATAGAAATGCATTGTTTCACGATCAAGCCCTACGGCTATAATAGCCTTGAAATCGTTTGCCTCTCCCTGTTTTGCAGAGGGATCCACACCGATGGCCACCTGCAGGCGTGAGAGGTCGATTTCCTCCCGGCGGTAATATTTGAACCATTCCTCTTTGAACGGACTATCCTCTGCGCCGGTGAGATTCATCATCTCGATATTGAACACCATCGTGCTCATCATGCGGCGCTTTTGATAGAGCCGATCAAGGGGCCACAGCTCCGGCCACAGGGAGTGCTCCGTGGGCTTGCCCTGATCGATAATGGCCCGGTATATTTTCGAGATATACAGCGGGCTGCCCTCTTCGTCTTTATCTGCCATGAACTGGGCCAGCACGCTTTTCGGATGGAAGATATTGCCCACCATAATAAAACAAAATCCCTCGCCGGCCGAGCCCATGACGGCGCCCTGCAAAAGTTTTTTTGCTTTTTTCACCAGGGTGGGATTATCCACGTTCTCATCGTTTTCATAATCGTCCGGGATTATTTTATCCAGCCGCCATTGCCGGTTTTTCAGTCCCCTGAATTTATCCTTCTTTCCCCTGGCCAGGAGCTTATCGCCATCCCGTGTAACGATCTCGTCCTCTTTCCAGACGCGGCCCTTGAGGTCGCCGAAATCGTGGCGAATCCTGGTGTTTTCCTCGAACTCCAATTTTATGGCCAGGGCAAATACCGTGGCCTGATCGTGGGTATCGGATATAATCTCGATGAAATGTCTGAGCCTGTAACACAGATCGTGGATGGGATCGCCGAATGAAAAGAACGTGGATTTTCCGAACTCCCTCGGTGCGGCCACAAAGGCGCATTCATTCCGCAGATCTCCAAGGCCCGCCCATTCCACGTGAAACTCCCCGAACGGCTTGAAAAAATAATGCGGCAGATACGTCTTCATGAAGAAGAGTTTATCCCATTTGGCGCGGGCTTTCCGTTCGGTCTGCTTCTCCGGGGTGTCATCCTCGAATGGCGAGACATTCTCCTGGATCCAGCCGGCCAGATCCTCGGCCCACTGATCGAATCGATATTCGGTTATTTTAGGTCTTTTTCTCATTGGCTTATTGCTTGCCACAAAGGCACGAAGGCACGAAGTTCTTTTAGTTATTTAGCTTTGTGTCTTAGTGTCTTGGTGGCTATCCTTCCACCTCCGCACAATCAGCCCGAAATGTTTGCCGAATACTTTCAATGCCTGGGGATCCACCTCCTGGAGGATCTTCACGGCAAACTCCATATCCTCGAGAAACATCCGCGGCCGGTCGATGTCCGGCTCCTTTTGATCCTGCGCACCCTCTTTCCTGGTTGCCGCGCGCAGGCGTGAGAGTGCATAGATCGCCTGGGGATCCAGGGTTTCGAGGGCCTTTTCAGTCAACCGCCTCTGGAGCTGGATCGTATCGTGCTTAATGGCCAGGGCCGCGCTCCGGTATTCCTTTTTTTTCTGAAACCAGCCATCATCGGACGACCACTGTTTGAGCGTAGGCATGGGAATCTGTGTCTGCTCGCATACCTGCTCCAGCGTTTTCCCGTCGTATACGTAGATTTCCTCTGCTAATTCTTTGGTATCTTCAGGATAAGTCATTATTCCCTTTCGACCTTCCTCCCTTCGGGTCTGAGCCTCAGGGTCGAAGACAAGGCCCCGAGCTTAGTCGAGGGGTCTTCCCAGAATTTTTTTCGCTTTCCTGATATCAGCCTGCGTCTGCATATAAAGCGTCCAGGCCTTGGACAGTTCGGCCATCTCATAGAAGGCGACATCGATTTCCAGTTCCTCTATCTTCTCCAGGGGATCAAGGTGAATCCGTACCGATTCAAGGAGACCCTTGATCTTGAGCTCGAGCTCTTTGGCCTTACGTTGCCCGACTGCCAGACCGCCTTCAAAATGTTGTCGTTCTTTATCCATGAAATTACTCCGTAATTTAGGAGTTTAGCTCATAACTCATAGCTCTAAGTTCTAAGCCTTTCGGCCCTGAGCGCACAAGGCCGATGGGCTGCTATCCACTATGAGCTTCTTTAATGACCTTCTTCTTATCCACCCGTTGCATGGGGCAGTATTCATTCTGCCGGATCTCCTCCGAGAGAGTGGTAATTATCTGAGTATTGACGACCACCAAATCCTTAAGATCCGATGCCACACTGTAATAATCCTTGACCAGGCTCACATTGCTCTCGTACATGCGGCGCTGCTCTGCCATGTCCGCCTTATATTGGGTCAGGATTTTTGTAAATCTCTTCGAGTCAAACCACCAGAGAACGATCACGAGCCCAATAAGGCCATAATTCTTAGCCAACTCAAATAGCCCGATAAGATTTATGGTTTCCAAGCCTCACCTCCTACGCTATCTTCTTGCCTATCGCGGCGGCCATATTAAAAAATTTACCCGCCTCGCCTCCAGCCGCTATCTTCTTATCTCCGTACCTGGCAACCGTGTATCCCGTGAATGACGTCATAAAGGCTGAGAATAGGAATCCGCCGATCCAGATAATAACGGAGATGAAATTCGCAATAATCGCCTCTGAAAATCCGGCATGGCCTGCGGCGATGACCGAAAGCGGCGCATAAAAAGCATACAGGATGGAATAATTGCCCACCTTAATCATCATGCGCGGCCGTGCCTGGCGCACGATAGGATCGTCCGAAAGCAGGGCGGTCTTGACGATCTCGCGGCCCCCGGCTGCATCGTCATGGGTGAGCTTTTCTTGTTTGTATCCTATCTCGGCGAGAGCCACCTCTGTTTGTATGCGGGCCGTCTCGAGCTCCACCTGCTGCTCCGGGCTCATGGGATTTTTTGTGGCCGCGGTAAGGCCCTCGCTCACCGTCGAAATACCGCTGATAATCTTCTCGCCCGCAGCACCGCCGATGACACCGGCAACCTTTTCCAGGCCGGCCAGGATCGGCCCCACACCCGGGATAAAGGAAAAGGCTGCTTTGCCAATATTTTTTATTGTTTCAAATTCCATGTTTCTGTCCCTCCTTGTTTAGCTCTTTCTCTTCCTCCTCTGGCTCTTGGGATTGATTCATCTGTCTGTCGAATTCTTCACTGGTTATCCAATTTTCCCTTTCCTTATCCGGATTCAAATGGCCTTTTTTCATCTTCACTGGCATAGCGCCAAACGGGGTAACAATAGAAAAGACGACATCCTGAGGCGGACACTGCTTCATGCAGGTAACGCAGCCCCCCCCCCGCAACAATCATGGCTGCACATCCTATAAATATTAATAGTATTTTCATACTTTCCTCCTTCTAAAAATTGGCCATCCGAAAGGCAAACACCAGGATGCACGCGCTGATAATCGTGATAATGAGGATTAATATGAGTGACTGTTTCATAATGATTTCCCTTTTGCCGCCATTCGACTTCGCTCATGGCCTTGAGCCTGTCGAACGGCTGATTTTCACAGATTTTCACAGATATTATTTTTTCTTAATCCGCGTTCATCTGCGCTGATCTGTGGCTAAATATTTCTTCACCCCTCCGCCGATGGCCTGTGCTAAGGCAAGCTGGTTTTCCGGCTCCTTTAAAAAGCGCCTGGTGTCCGGATTGGAGATAAACTCGCATTCCACCAGCACCGCCGGCATGGTGGTATGATGCAAGACATAAAAATTCGATTTCCTGACCTTCCGGTTGGTGTGATCCATAAATTTTTTGATGAGCCCGGCCTGTACCCATGTGGCAAGAATCAGCGAATCCTGCGAGGCGTGCGTATAGATATGCGTTGTGATCCCTTTGGCGGTGATGTTGTGAAAGGCGTCGGCGTGGATGGAAACGAACACATCCGCGCCCCAATAATTGGCCATCGCCACCCGGCGCTCTAAGGGAACCGGCTCGTCACTTTCTCGTGACATTCGAACCTCAAAGCCGGAAAGAAGAAGCTCGGGTCGGATCAAAAAACCAATATTGAGATTCAGATCATCCTCCTCGAGGTAATCGTATTTCTCACCCCAGGCTGCGCCGTTATCAGGGCCGCCGTGACCGGGATCAACAAATACTTTGAAGGGTTTCATATAGCCCTTTTATTGCCGCTGATTTTCGCCGATAGGCGCAGATAATAATTAATATTTTTAATCTGCGGGAATCTGCGTAGATCCGCGGCTATACCCCCATAAAAAAAGCCCGGCTCTTCGATCCTCATTCGAGAATCAAATGCCGGGCTTCTGATGAGTTCTTATGTTAACAAGCCATTATACAGAACTCCGTTTGCCCCTGATCCCGCCCTCAACTCCGGGCGGGATAAATTTTATGTTTTTTATAAAGTATAGTTTTACAGGTTTATATACAATATGTCAATATTTTTTATACTAATCCCAAATCGCTTTTCCAAGCTTCCTTTGGATGATCGCCTTTATGGCCTCGATCACCTTGATCGCGGTTGGCACATCCAGGAAATTCTCATGATCCACCCGGAATCGCTTGCGCAGGAATCCCCGCAGGGCGGCCTTCTCTTTACCGGGTATATAATACGTGCCTGCCAGCTGATACCAGAGGACGTAGATCTTGGAGATGAGAGGTGCACGACTGCAGGTTCCCCGTTCACCGTTCACCGTTCTGGGTTTTAATTTTGAACCCTGAACCCTGAACCCTGAACCTTTAAACCCACACTCTTCCAGATGCCTGACCAGCTCCAGCCATCCCTGATAGCTCATCTTTGTGAGCGACCGGTGGCCCCCGAACTCGGCCTGGATCCGGTGCCGGTCCTCTTCACCGATCCCCAGCTGCCGGAAGGCCACAATCGCCAGTGTTTTTTGTTTATTCGATAAGCTCATCCTACCTCCATCCATACATCCGCACCCTCTCCTCGTATTCCTCATAATTATAAACAGAGGCACTAAAGCGCCAATCTTGCGGTCGTTCTGTGACTATTGCTCCTGTCCAGTAACCGCATTTCCACCTGCCGTCCTCCCAGTAAAAGCATTCGACATGCCTGGCGTCATCACAATAATCACCCTCGACAATAACGAGAGGATACGTATCCTTTAAGGCCTCTATCACGGCCAGGGTATTATCCAGGCAGGTTTTCTCCGGTGGTTTTGTATGGCACTCCGAGCCCAATGAAATATAGGCAATTGCGAGAATAAGAAATGCCATCCAACGGTGTTTCATAGTACCCTTTTTTAAATCTGTTTAACGCTTGAATAATAGGCCGCTTTCTTCACCAAAAAATAAATTACCAACAAGTGCTTTGTACCAACGGTATCTCCATAACGGAAGCATCATTAAGAAAAGAGCCAGCTTTCCTTTACGGGTAAGTTTCAATGTTTCTCCTCTGCCACTCTCGGCGGCCTAACGCTCGAATTAACCAGCGTGATCAGGCGCAGCCTGAATCACGTCTGGGTTGAATGAGTGGTTGGGCCGCAAGATGGCAAACAAGCATGGTTGGCGATCTTGCAACCTTACCGGATTAGGTTCATCATCCTCAAGTGCTAACCACTGTGGTTTACCAGCATAACTCAATTCTGCACCTGCATCATCAAGGACAGAAATCGCCCGCATTTGATAAATCGGTAAAATGATAATACTCATGTTTCCACGATTGCGCTCAATGATAGCTTTACGCACCCACGCCATAACGCCACCCGTGAAAGGTGGATTTACCCAATTACGCTTACCCCAATCAACAGTAAGTCCATTAAAATCATTAGGGCGTGGGTGCGGACAAGGATCAAAGTCAAAAGCATACTTGGCTTGCAGCGCATTCATCATATCAGGAGGTGTTTTCCAATATTGCTTACTCATAATTTTCTTTGCGGCCTAACGTTAAGCTAACCCGCCCGAAAGGGCCTTGCCCTTGAGGGTCGGAGTTGAGCGACTTGTTAGCCGTCAACAATCTCTATTATCTGAGAATCAGTAACATCCTCTGGCACACCTGGCTTGCCAGAAACAGAACGATGAACAAACCCACCCATTTCTCGGATAATCAAAACGCTTTGACGAAATGTACTACGTTCCCACATACACAAAGCATCGTCTAACCTGACAATAGCTTTTTGAACTTCTGGATCTGGATGATTCATTTAAAGCCTCCTTTCTTTGGGCGGCTAACAACTACGATACATAGAAAATTTTCCGCATATTACCCTTACGCCACCTTCTCCAGCAGCCCGCTCAACTTATGCGACAGGGCCTGGATCTCCCCGAACATCTCCCTGGGTAATAAGACCTTGCCGAACTTATCACGCAGGAGCCGCAGCTCGTTGGCATATTTTTCCGGCTCGCGTGTCATTTGGTCCAGGAAGGTTGATACCATCACCACGGGTGCCGGTTCAGATGCAATTGGTTTTATCGGGGCGAAAGCCGGTCGCGCGGTCTTGAGCTCCTCGAATTCGAAGGTGAGCTGCTTAACCATATCTGTCAATCCCTCCTTGGTTCTGGCCGCCCTTTTGAATCCTGTCATGGCCCGGCGCCGGAATGTCTCGTAGAATTCGTCATATTCTGCCCGACTCTCGGCGATCCAGTACCCGCCGGCGCACCCTGCCTTACTCAATATCGGCTGGCCATGATAGATCTCCAAATGAGGTACCATATATCGGACATCCCGTTTCCATGCCTCGATCATCCGTTGATATTCATTATATGAAACCTTAAGATAATCCATGTGCTCGCGCCATTGCACCGCCAGATCATCTGCCGAGATCTTGTTGTTTTTGCCGACATGCCCCGAGAGCGCCCCCATTATACTGGTCTCCGCCTTTGTCATGTTCCGGGTATGCTCGCCCTTACTATTGATCCCCATATCCTCGGCTTTCATTTCAAAACCTCCATTTTATTGCCGCTGATTTACGCAGATCATCACCGATAATAATTAATATTTTTTAATCTGCGTCTATCTGCGTGCATCTGCGGCCAATTTTTTAAAGTCCACCTTCTCCGGCTCCTCACAATACGCTACGCGCCCTGGATTATCCAAGCGCGCCTGCTCCTCCTTCGCACTCAATCCCTCGGCGCTGAGACGGTCAGAGGTACCTAACAGCATTTTGTAAAGGTAGTTATTATTCGTGAATCCTGTTTTTTGCAGATTGCAAATTTGGGTCATGGCTTTGATAGACTCATGCCAGGAAGTGCGATACCATTTTTTGCGATATTCAAATTTATTTGTATCCAAAAGCTGGACAATACTTTTAAAAGTGCGCAGGCGAGTTGTCAATGGAACATTGCCGTACTCGCTCTGCCTGAAACAATCCGAATACTCATATACCAGCCGCCAATGCTGCCCCAGCTTTGCAGCGATGTCGTGGGTTTCCGACTGTTCCAATTCCCTCACGGCCTGGTCCATTTCAAATCGTGATCCGCATTTCGGGCATATAAGTTTCATGTGCCGAGCTCCATATCTTTTTTATCGGGTTGCGGTTCACTTATCCGCTCAAAACCAAAAACCCACATATCATTAAATTCGCTTCCACATTCAGGATTAGCACATTTAAAATTTATGCAATTCCCGCCTTCAGGTCCTTTAAGGAATTTATCTCCACCACAATCCGGGCAAATACGAAAACCCTTCTCCCAAAAATTCACACCCTCAATTTTCTCTTCCATTCTTACCCCCTATAAGCAACTCATCCGGCACGTTAAAAATTCCCTGGTGGCCGCGAAAAGGGATAGGATCGATAGGCTCGATCTCATCCAGGAATAACAAAAATTTGCCGGCAACCTCGCACATGGCCTGCTTATTCCATTCCTTCCTGAAATCAAAATCAATATTCGGCGCCCACCGTGCCCTGGTAACCAGGGCAGTGCACAGGATCTTTCCCCGGCACATTTCCATAAATCTGACTATATTATTGATCTTTACTATGTCGTGGTATGTGCCATTGAGTGGCAAACATTCACACATAAACGAAGTTATAGGTACCACTTTTTTGGCAGCATGGATGGCGATCCTTTCGCCTACCAGACATTTAAACCTGGAGTGGTACCTCGTCTCGATCTTCTTCCACTTCATCGCTATGAATGTCGCATACGGTTGATGGAGGCTAATTCCTTTCATGATGCTCCCTTTACCAAAATCCGCTCAATAAAGAGCCGGCGAAATTCAAAAATAATAACCTTAGTCCATAGACCATGCCGCACATAGTGCCAGTGACATAAAAGCCGCAGCATCGGCCTGATATAGTAATAGATCAATTTCATTGGCATTCATCCCTGACAAGCTCAACAATCTCGGCCACAACACCGATCCCCAGGCTGATGGCCAGGTACGGTCCCAGCCAGAACCAGTTCATATCAAATACTACTTTCACGTAGTCCATATACCGCATGCTCCTCTTTTAACTCGGCAATTTTTGCCTCCAGGAGTGCCTTTCCCTTCTCACACCCCTCACATTTTTTTAGCCCTTTTCTATATCGATTCATGCACGCATCCTCGGACATCATCATGCGCCATCGTTCACAGTGAAAGTAGTTTCGTTTTTTCATAACACCCCTCTCAATCCCTCAACCAGATCCATCTCTTCTTCATCGTCGTAATACTGTATGTCGACGTCGTCCGGCTCCACAATCTCAGGCATAGACATAACCTTTGAACCGTGAACCTCTGAACCCTGAACCTCCGTTAGCATCTCCACCACCCAATATTTATCCACCTTCCGGAAATCGATCACCGCCACGTTCTTGATGATAAACTCCTTTACCCACTCCGGCCGGATAAACCATTCATCCCCGCCCTGTGCCTCGGTCCGGGCCGTGCCGCGCTTCTGTGCAGTGAGCCAGCCCTTTTTGATCCACCGCATGACCCCGTGGTCATCGATACCAAAAAGCCCTGCGAGCGATCGGGATGTATACCCGTTCATGGTCGCGCGCGATAGATGCAGCCGTTTCATTTTAAGATTGATTCCAAGTTGCGTTCGTTGATGTCCCGCCCGCTTGAGATATTTCTGTATGACGGCCGGGCTTCGATGTGCGCATTGATTGAGGATCCAGAGCTCGGTCTCCGACCATACAGGCTCCTTTTTCTGCACCGGTATGACCCCGAGCTTGCGTGCGCGACTACTCACCCGCCACCGGGGCATGCCGAATTTTTCGGCCAATTTCTTAACCGGGCCTTTATACCGATCCTTTTTCCAGCCCATCCGCACCCGCTCCTGATAGAGCGTACTAATCTCGGCATCCATCTCAGGGGTGAAAATCCATCTTCTCTGCTTATAATTGCCGCTATGGAAGCGCCACCTGCATGCCATGCTGCAATATTTCGGCACCGGTTGTTTCGGGCTCCGGTATATGGTTTTAGTTTTCCCGCATGGGCATTTCACTTCATGATGTGGCATGGTCTACCTCCGGCCTTTCATTCCATTCCCGGCCATCGAGGAGCCGGCCGGCGAATTTTTTGCCAACCCTATACATTAAATGACGGTATCCAGGGAGATTGTTGTTTCCTCCTTTATTACCCTTTACAGCTCTTTCTTCTTTGTAGCCCATTTCCAGTGCCCATTCAGGAGCCCATTCGCCCCACTGTTTGAAAAAAAACGGCACCTCCGCCTCCCGACATTGCTCCCTAATCGACCGGGGCCAATTCGGATGCATCGGCCGTGCGCCTGGTCCTGATTCGCCGCCGCAGATGACCCAATCAATAGGCTTTTTTACGTATTCTTTAGGATAAAAAGAATAGGTATATCTCCAATCCCACCACGGCTTATTAATTATATTTACCGGCCCTAGCATGGGCTCGATGCTCACAAACCGTTTTGCTGCCGGGATCTGCAAGAGGATCGGGATCCGCTCATCGGCTCGTTGTTGGTTTTCAACGCTGACTCCGAGCCAGAGATTATCAGGGATTTTTCCTCCAAAGGCTGTTATCCAACTAAAAAAAGATTTCATTACCTTTGGTCTTTTCGTTAAAATCAAAAAGATATGTTGAGGGCATTTTTTACTTGTTAAATAGATATGATTCACAGTTACTTCATTTTCAATATATGTATGGTGAGGGACATCCTTATGAAACAGATCCCCCATTGAGCAGACAAAAATCACCCGTGGTTTTTTCCAGTGCAGGGGTTTCTCAATTTTGTCCGGATGAAAAGTTATTTTAAAAGGATCATCTTTCGGGTACCCAAAACGACCTCTGAGCCGGTAGGCCATGCGCCGGGCATAGCAATTTTCGCAGCCCTCACTTACCGGGCTGCACCCGGTGATTGGGTTCCATGATTCTGTGGCCCATTCAATCTTTGTCGGCATATTTTACCTCACTAATATGTCCATGAAACGGCATAATATGGGATCTCGTAAACCTCCGCGTATATGCCTTTGAGAGGCCTGCCACATCCGCCTGCAGCTCCTCATTCTCCTGGATCAACGTGAGAGGTTGACATATGTGAACCATCAAAGCCGCCCCCAGGCATGCGCCTAAAAATATGATTGCCAAAAATCGCACAATCCGCATACTTAACTCCGTAAAAGAAATTGCTCTGCTTCTTTCAGCAGCTCCAGGCCCATCGGCTGGTTGTATTCCCTGTGCCTGGTGATCGCCACCTGGAGCAGTTTTGCCACGGTCCTGATCTTGCCCTTGCCCTGGGCCTTTGTATAAAGATACTCGATACACCCTGCGTCCAGGCCCGGCTGACCTGCGTCGAGCGCAGCCGAGACGATGGAATCGGCAATAACCCGGACATCGCTTTTCTCAACCGGCAGGTGATCCCGCTTGATGGAGATGCGCGAATAGATCTGATCAAAGAGAAACGATCGACCGGCAGTGCCCTTCATTTGATCCAGGGTGCGGGGCATGCCCACATATACAATACCGATCTCGGCGCAATCGTGAATCTTTCGAATTACCTCGAATGCATCCCAGGTGAGAAAGTGGGCCTCATCGATGATGATGAGCCGCCGGGAGTGCTTGAGCCGGTCGATAATGGCATGCAGCAATGCGCTGTTTGAGCCAGGATGCGGCGTGCCGCTCACCTTTTTGGCGATCATTCGCAGCACCGAACCGACTGAGCGGGTGGCAATATCAGCGGTAATAAAAATGGTATTCCGATTGGCCCGTTTGTATTCGTTGCAAGTAGTTGTCTTGCCGGATCCTGCGTCGCCGACCACCATGCCCATGTCGCAATTCTCATCGCAGAACTGCATGACCTCCCATATCAGCTTTGATGACAGGGTAGTGCAAAAGGTAACAGCCCGGGTGGTAAACTCCAGGTCCTCTTCCCTGCGTAGGAGGTTAATAATATCCTTTTCAAGCGCGGGCATATCGCCCTTATAAATCTTGTTGACATACTGGGAGACAAGGGCTGCGCTTCGCCCGATCATACCCGCGATGCGGTTCACCGAGGCCCCGCTCTGATCCTTCCAGAGTATGAACCGCTCATGAAGTGCCTCGTTGTAACTATCAGCTATGAGCTGTGAGCTATCAGCTGATTTAACGCCAGTTAAATCGTCTTTTACTGCTGGTTGAATAGCCATTTAATTTCCTCCCGGTATGGTTAATTTAAAAAACCTCCCCGGCCGCTGCTCTTCCTCGCGCTTTCTGTCCCGCTCTTCGAGCCGCCGCCTGGAGGCCTCCATATACTTTTCCCTGGATTGCTCCAGGCTCACTTTTTCTTCTATGTGGGCTGCGCTCCGCTCTATGCGCCTTTCCACCCCATCCAGCTGCGTGCGCAGCACCCGTATCACCTTGGCCGGCTTGTCCGGGTGCTCCCCGGATGGCTCCTGTTTCTGATAGCCGAATTCCACCTCGATCAGGTTCTCGGCCGCCTCGCGCTCGGCCTTAATGGCCTGCTTGCGTTTCTTCTCGATCTTTTTGATCTCGTGATATGCCGTCTCATCATTCCAGGCCGTGCGGTATGTGCGCTCCACTGTGCAGATGAATTCATTTTCTTCCGTGTATATATGAAGGATAGCAAGATCTGCCGGATCATACCGGTACACCACGAACTCACCCTGATGCTCCATGACCTCTGCGCTGCGGTACCGCTCGCCGAATGCCACGATCCCGAACCGGCCCACCTTGACCCGCTTGGATTTCATCATCAGAAGCCTGAGCGATGCGGGCGAGATCCGCCGCTGCGCATGGGTGGCAAAATACTCATTCCATACCTGATTGGGCGATCGCCCGTCCATGCCGTGGCCCTGGTGCTCATGATCCTGATTGTAATTTTCCAGATAATTCTCCAGGCATCCGGTGAATTCATCCCATTCCAGGATGTCGCTTTTTTTACCCTGAGCCTGCCGAAGGGCGCCCTTTTTAATCCTGTCGTCCACGCCTTCGGGTCTATTCTGTGTATTATTGCCCCGGTAGGTCGGGAATGCCTTTTGAAAATTCAATTCCTGTGTCCAGAACCACCGCTCGATATTCTTGGACTGGGCATTGGCAGGGATGCAGAAATGCGGCTCGATGCTAAGAAGCTTATAAATGCCTTCATACTCATTTTCATTCACCTTGAACCGAAACCGCTTGGTCTGTTTGCCTGTGAAATGCAGTGCCGAGAAATCCCGGCCGTTGTCGATAACGGCATGCTCTGAGGCCCCGTATTTTTCGATGGTATGTTTTAGGGAAAGGTTGATGGTATTACTCGAGGGGATATCCGCCAGGACCCAGCCCAGGATCTTGCGTGACTTCATATCCTTCCAGGCCGTGATCCAGGGAAAAAGAACGCGACCGGACGGGTGCCGGACCGCCACATTGATCTGTTGATGATCGGCAACATAGAGCTCGCCCGGGTCCATCTGCTCATAATCCCTGAGCACCGAAGGGAGGTAATGCTCCCGCCAGTACCGCTCGCCCTTGCGCCATCGATCGCGTGTCTCCTGCGGGATCCGCTCCAGGTACCGGCGCATGGTGGCAACCGATGGCAGCCGCCATCGATGTTTTTTTGCTTCGCCCTTCAGTTGTGCAATACACCAGATAGCCGTGGGCTGGTTGATGTTGCAATATTTCTGCCAGAGGTAAGCCTTGGCCTCATCCGGCCACTCGGTAAAATTATGGGTGGCGCCGGATTGGGGCAGCAAGCCTTGAACCCCTGAACCTCTGAACCTCTGAACCTTACGAAAAAGCGTCTGATGGCTGAATGATTTTTCGTGAGCCTGCCCGCCGTCTGTATGGCGGGGATGTTCGATCCGGAAGAGCTTCACGTAATTATGTGCAGCCGTTACGCGCTGTTTCGGACCCTGGTTTTTTGCATAGACTTCAAAGCCCTCGATAATTTTCACCCACCGCAGGGCCTCATCCTTTTTATATTGCGGCTGCCGGTCAAAATCATCAAACTGCGCATCGGAGATTTCCCTCGAGGGATTATTATCGTCTTCTTTTAGGCCATTATAATAGCGAGCCCTGGCGTCGGCATGTAAACTCGAGAGGGCAATTTCCAATCGTTTGCCATTTTTCCCGCCGCCTTTTTCAGATTCCACGTAGCGAAAGGTTTTATACTTATTTTGCCTAAAACGCTTATAAAACGATCTTTCTGTCACTTTTTCCAGTTCAGTCACCTCTTTTGGGCACAACCAAATCTCACTCATGACGTAATATCCTTAATTTGCTGTATAATTTCAATTTCTATGCCCCACAAATCACTCAAAAATCAGGTTCAGTCACCTGTTCAGTCACTGTTCAGTCACCTACACGCCAGCTTGCACGCTCACCCGGTACTCTTTCATCACCAAACTGTGCGCCTGGTCTTTCTCGATGTGAAAATCCATGCCGACCTGGCTGGCGATATTCCGAAACGTCTCGCCGCCCTCTAACCCGGTGTGAATAACGCTGCTAATCGCAGCCGCCTTATTGGCCTTTTTTAAGGCCGGCCGAAAATCTTAACTCAATCTTCCTGGCCACTTGATTTTTGATCCCTGATGAAA